TCACTCATCGAGGGCCTCCAGGGCGAGTTGGGCCGCCAGCGCCCGCTGGCGGATGTGCGGAGACAGGGGGATGGAGATGCCGGGCGCCGGGATGGCGCTGGGCGAGAGGGTGCGGATGGCCTCGAGGCCGCACACCCAGATGTGGCCGCACTCCACGTTGCGGCACTGGTAGGTGACCTCCCGGTACAGCGGGGAGAGGGTGCGGGTGTTGCGGCAGGTGGCCGTGCTGCCGCAGTGCGGGCAGGCCATGGAGAGCACCCGGCTCATGCCGGCTCCCGGCGGGTGACGATGCCGTGCTTCAGGCCCAGCAGCACCGCGGCGCGGTGGGAGTCGCCGCGGCGGCCCTTCTTCGCCCCCGAGAGCACCTGGTAGACGATGGCCGGCCGCAGGCCATGCTCGCGGGCCCACTGGCTGATCGAACGGCCCTCGGCATCGAAGGCCGCCCGGATCTCCTCGGGCGTGCGGAGCGGGTGTTCAGCTTTCCTCGGGGTCATGGGGTGTAATACCGTTCACGATCGATTGCATGTGTTTGCGAGCATGCATCCGATCGAATGCATTGTCAACAGGGGATGACTCCGAATGGATGCAGGACTGCGACTCAGGGAAGAACGGGACCGGATCCGCCTCACCCAGACCGAACTGGCGACCCTCGCCGGCGTGACACGGTCGGCGCAGGGCAACTACGAGTCCGGGGCCAGGGTGCCTGACGCGGCCTATCTCATGCGCGCTGCCGCCGCCGGCGTGGACGTGCTGTACGTGCTCACCGGCCGCCGGGCGCCGGTGCCGGGCGGCGAGGAAGAAGCCCTGCTGGCGCGCTACCGGGCCGCGCCCCCCGCGCTGCGCGAGGCGGTGCTGCGGGTGCTGGGGATGGAGGCGGCGCCCGGTGCCGGGCCGGGGAGCGTGGCCAGCTTCGGCGGCGACAACCTGGGGAATGTGGCGCACACCCAGGTCATCGACTCGCTGCACTTCGGCGGCGAAGGGCCGAAGAAATCCGGCCGGCGTTAACTTTTAAGTTAACAGAATGCGCCTAAAGCCCCTATACTCCGGCACATGGCGAGTGGTCGCCGTAGTGAACGACTCGGGGGTGTGCGAACTGGAGCAGGAGCTGCTGCGCCTGGCGGAGAACCCGAAGCTCCGGGCCAGCGTTCTTGGCTTCCGTGCGCTCTGGGGGCGCATCGGCCCCACTGGCCCGCGTTCGCTCGGCACCCCGCTCTATCACCGGGTGGATCAGAAAGAAGAGATCTACGAGTTCATCAAGGGCAACCTGCGGTTGCTCTGTTTCGAGACCGACGGGGCCGTGGTGGTGTGCTCTCACGTGTTCCGCAAGGCTTCGCAGAAAACGCCGCCGCAGGAAGTCAGCCGCGCGGTCGCGCTGAAACGCCTCTACCAACAGGCACGGGCACGCGAGAGCGTGGAATTCATTGACGGGAGCAGCTGATGGGCAGCATGTCATTCCAGGACCTCATTTCCCAGGCCGCCATGAGCGGAGAGCTCGATGCCGAGGAGGCGAAGCTCGACTTCGCCCTCGGCCTCGCCCGGCAGCTCGAGCGGGCCGGCCTCTCGAAGGCCGAACTTGCCGAACGCCTCGGGGTGAGCAAGCCGCTCGTCACCCGCATGCTGCGCGGCGACAGCAACCTCACTATCGAGACCATGGCGAAGGCGGCAAAGGCAGCCGGCGGGCGCCTGCATCTCCACGTGGCGCCCGATGGGCAGGCGGTGCGCTGGTTCGAAATCATCCGCGCCTGTCACCCGCGCTCCGTTGCTGCGCGCTACCCGGCCTCCCTTGAGGGGCAACACCACTGGCATCACGCGGCCAACGACCATGAAACCGAGTCCGTTGCGGCTTGACTGGGTCTGCTACCCGCGCCTCAGCTACGAGGCGCGGATGCAGGAGGCAAAACCATCGCCCGTGCCAACCAGAATCAAGGCCGCGGTGATGTTCAACGCCGACGGCCTGCATTTCGCCGATCTGAGCCTCGAAAGTGCGGGCGATAGCGGCTCTGCCTACACGTTTTCCGTGCAGGTGGTGGCTACCTTCGGCTTCGACCGCGACATCGCCCTGCAGTCCTATCGCTGCCGGCCTGTCGATCTGCCCCACATCCTCTCCGCCAATGTGGCGCGGGTGCTGTACTCCGGCGCGCGCGAGCTGCTGGCTACCGCTACCGGCCGGGCGCCGCATGGCCCGCTGATGATCGAGTCGGTGCTGATCGAACCCCATGACGTCGAGATCAGCTCGCGGGAACCGATGGAGGTCATCCTGCGCGAGGTGTTCGGTGTGGAAGGGCCGGGGAAGGACGAAGGGGCACTGCCAAAGGAAAGCACCTCAAGGGATGGAAAGCGTGGAACCCGAAAGAAACCGCAGGGCTGAGCCCCGGGAGGCTTTCGCCGTGTTCAGCGGCGACAACCGGGGCAACGTGGCTCACACCCAGAACGTGGGCTCGATGTACGTCAGCTCGGTCGTCTTCAACATCGGCGGCCATCTCGTCTCGCCGCCAGCTGCGACCGAAGAGCAGCTCGAGGCGCTGCGCCGGGCGCACAACCGGGCCATCGAGTCGCTCTGGGGGAAGTCGGTGGGCATGGCGGGCCTCGTGTTCGCCGCCACTGTCGCCCTGGTCTCGATCATCGGCCCGTGGACGATGGGGAGTACGCCACCGACCGACGGAAAGGAACTGGCTGCCAGGCTCACGCTGCTGGTGCTGTGCGCGATCGGCGCTTACTGGATCGTGGAAATCTTCGCCGGCGGCTGGTGGCGCGAGCAGCGCGACACGCTGCGCGACCTGCGCCGGCAGCGGGCGGCCATCGTGCGAGAGCTGATGATCCGCAGGCTCGGTCGGGAAGCAGAGGGCAGGGGGGAATGAGCGGCCATCCGACCGTCATTCGCACTGCCGCAGGCCCAAGAGAGGTAGCCGCCCTCCTCATGCCGCCGTGGCGTGGAGCCGGACGCCGAGCGCGCGGGTCACCTTGAGGATGGTGGCGAAGTCGGGGCTGCGCTCTCCCGACAGCGCCTTGTACAGGCTCTCGCGTGACAGGCCGGCATCCTTCGCCACCTGGCTCATGCCCCTGGCGCGGGCGATGTCGCCCAGCCCCTTGGCGATGAAGGCGGCATCGCCTTCGCTTTCCTCGATGCAGGCATCGAGGTAGAGCGCCATCTCCTCGGGGGTGCGCAGGTGCTCGGCCACGTCGTAACGGCGGAGCTTGGTCTTGGCTTTGGTCATGACACGTCTCCTACAGGGTCTCGGCCAGTGCGATGGCGGTTTCGATGTCCTTTTCCTGCGACGATTTGTCGCCACCGGCCAGCAGGATGAGCAGCGTCTCCCCGCGCCGGGTGTAGTACACGCGATAGCCGGGGCCGACATCGATCTTGAGTTCGCAAACGCCGCGCCTCAGCACCCGGTGCTGGCCAGGGTTGCCGGCAATCAGCCGCTGCACCCGGGCCTGAACGCGGGCACGGCCGGCCAGGTCACGCAGCGAATCGAGCCATTCCAGATAGATCTCGGTGGCGATCACTTCCATGCGCCAACTGTAGCCAGAAGGCTACAATCGCGCAAGTCCTGGGGGCGGGTCAGGCGCGCCTCAGAGGGCGGTCTCCATCTCGACGGCGGTGGTGAAGCCCGCGCCGCCCAGGCTGTGGGTGACCTTCACGATGAGCCAGTCGGTGGCGTCGATCTCGGCCTTGAACCCGCGCACCCGGCAAGGCTGCTCGGGGTAGAGGTCGGGGCGCCCCCAGGCCAGGGTGAGGGAGAGGCTGCCCACGCCGCGCTGCAGGCGCTGCCACTCGGCCTCGGCGGCCTCGCGCGCCGCCTGTTCGCTGGCGAAGGTCTCGCGCAGCCGCTTGGCGTTCCCGCTGCCGCCGACCAGCACGGACCGGCGGTTGGCGCCGTCCCGGTCGTGCCAGTAGGCGCGCACGCCGCTGTAGGCCTCGCGGTCGGCCACGTGGTAGCGGTGGCTGTCGCCGTCGCGGCGGGTGAGGGTGGCCGCGGGCAGCGGCTCGCCGGCGGCGGTTTCGCCGCGGCCGATGGGCAGGAACAGCAGGCGCCCGGCCTTGATGGTGGCTACGGCGTCGTGCTGCTTGCCCAGGCGGCTGAGCAGGGCGGCGTCGCTCTCGCCGGTCTGGTCGAGGTGTGGCACCGCCACGCGGTCCAGCGCCGGGGCAATGCGCGGGGTGAGGCCGTGATTGCCGGCCAGGGTGCGCACCACCTCGCCCAGCGTGGTGTCGTCCCAGCTGCGGTCGCGCCTCGCCCGCAGGGCGGCGGTGAGGTCGGCACTCCGGGCGCGCAGGGTCACCGTATCCGGTGCGCCGCTGTGCTCCACTTCATCGACCCGATACACCCCTTTGTCCACCACGCCCCCGTCCTGCCAGCCGAGGGCCACGGTCAGCTCGGCGCCGCGCCGCGGCAGGGCCAGCCGGCCGTCGTGGTCGTGCAGCCGCAGGTCGAGCTGGTCGGCCTCGCTGGCGCGCTGCTCGGTCAGGGTCAGGTCGAGCAGGCGGGGGGCGATGCGGCGCGTCAGGTCCTGCCCGTCGAGGGTGACGCGAAAGGCCGGGATGCGATGGCTCATGCCTCGGCCTCGGCCTGGCCCTCGTCCACCCGGCGAAGGGCAATCTGGAACTCGATGCGCCGCGCGGCGCCGTCGGCGAAGAAGATCGAGCGCGTTTCCCCCACCGACTCGATGACGAAGGCGCCGTGCACGCGCCCGGCACCATCCACCAGTGGCCACGGGCGCCCCTGGGCGGCCATGTCGCGCAGGGTCTCCAGCGAGGCCGGGTCGCCGGTGAGCTCGGGGGCGATCAGGCCGCTCAGGCTCACGGTATCGTCTCCGGGGCCGAGGAACTGGGTGGCCGCGCGGGCGCCGATGCGTTCGCTGCTGGCGTGCCGCCAGGCGGTCTGCCGCTGGAGTTCCTGGTAGGCCGCCGTGTCCAGCGAGAAGACGAAGGTGCCGAGGGCCATCATCATGGGTCAGTCGCCGTAGTCGTAAAGGCCGCTGCGACGGCGGGCGGCGCGGTCGCGCTCCAGCCGCTCGATCTCCTGCCGGACGGCCCGGGCGATGGCCTGCGGGTCCATGCCGGGCGCGGCATGGATGTGGATGGCGCCGATCTGCACGCCGCCATCGGCCGGCTGGGCCGCGGGACGGGGAGCCAGCGGCGGCCGGGTGTCGAGAGTCAGGGCAGGCAGGGCGGCCGCGCCCAGCGCCATCGCCGGCGCAGCGGCGGCGGCCACGGCCAGCCCGGCGCCTGCCTTGCGCAGGCGCTCGCCGAAGCGGTCGATCTGAGCCAGGGGGCCGGCCTCGCCGCGGTCCAGGCCTCCGGCGAACCCCTGCATGGTGTACACGCCGAGCTGGGCGAACACGCGCGAGGGGCTGTGGATTCCGAGCAGCCCCTTGAGCCTGCCGATGGCGCCGTTGGCGATGCCGGCCAGAGCGTCCTTCACCGCACCAGCCATCCCGGTGATGCCGCGCACGAGCCCGAGCATCAGATCCCGCCCCATCTCCACCAGCCGCTGCGGCAACCCGCCCAGGAACTGATCGACGTGCCGCCACATGGCGGCCAGCCCCTGCATGATGAGGTCCGCATCGAGGGTGAAGATGCCGCGCAGCACGGTCCACCAGGCCTCGAACTGCCCGATGAGGAAGCCGATCAGCTGCCCGATGAAGGTGCCGACCCGCTGGAACACGGTGAAAAGCCCCTGCAGGGCCAGCCCGAGCGGGACGATGATGGCCGTGGCGAGCCAGCCGAGCACCGTGCCAAGACCTTTGCCCGCACTGGCGAACCCGTCGAGCGTGGACTGGCTGGCCTGCAGCGGGGCGAAGATGCGCTTCAGCGTCTCCCACAGCATGCCGAGCACGGGCAGTACAGGCTGAATGCCCTCGAGGAAGCCGTCCCACAGGCCGGCGAGAAATGCCTTGATGGGCTCCCAGAACTTCCAGAGCAGCAGGGCGATGCCGGCCACGGCCAGCAGCGGGGCTGCGATGCCACCGAGCGCGACACTGCTGGCCCCGAGGGCGGCGGAAACCCCCGCCCAGGCACTCATCAAGTGGCCGATGGCACTGGCCATCAGGCCCAGCGGCACCAGGACGGCCCCCGCGGCTGCAAGCAGCAGCCCGAGGCCCAGCGAGAGCTTGACGATGCCGCCGGCCAGCCCGGGGTTTTCCCGCGCAAAGGCCACCAGCTTTTCCGACAAGGCCCCGAGCCATTCGGTGACGGCCTTGAGCTGTGGCGCCGCGGCCTCGCCGAATGCCGCCAGGGCATTCTGGAAAGTGCCGCTCGCCGCCTCCCAGAGGGCGGAGAGCGTGCCCAGGCTGGCGCCGACCCTGGCCTGCAGATCGGCCTGCGCGGAAAGCTTCTGCGTGACCTCCTGATACCCCGACAGGCCCTTGCTCATCAGGCCGTTGAGCACGGTGAGGGTCTCGCTGTCGTCGCCGAAGATCCGCGCGATGATGGCGCCACGATCCTGCGTGCTCAGCTGCCGGAGCTTCTCCAGCTCGGCGAAGAGCTGCTCGAGTCCGGCGAATTCGCCGCGACCGTCGGTGAAGTCGAGCTGGAACCCGGCCCCCATGCCTTTCAGCAGCTTGTTGGCCGCGCCCACCTTGCCGGCATCCATTACCCGGGCGAACACCTTGCGGAGCGCATTGCCGGAGGCGTCGCCGCGCATGCCCATCTGGTCGAACATCACCAGAAGAGGGGCGAACGCTCGCGTGGCCTCGATGCCCTGCAGGCGCAGCACATCCATGGCGGGCGCGAGCCGCGTGAAGCCCTGCAGCATGTTGTCGGCGTCCACGCCGAGGTAGAAGGCCCGCTGGATGGTGTCGGCCAGCTGCAGCATGTCGGCCTCGCTGGTGCGGGTGGCATCCTGCAGCTTCGCGGCAAACTCAGCTGCTGCGGTGTAGGGCATCTGCAGCTGTGCGCCGAGATAGGCAGCGGCCCGCCCCAGGCCGCCGAGGATCACCTGGTCGCTCATGCCCTGACGCTTGAGCATGGTCAGCATCGACAGCAGGTCCTGCGTGGTGCCTGGAAGCCGGTTTCCAAGCTCCTGCGCAAGCTCCAGCATCTGCTGGTAGCTCGCGGATACCTCGCCGTTTGCCTGCAGCATGGCCGAGCGCAGCTGCACGGCCGCGGTTTCCTGCTCGGCGAACGCCAGCACCATGCTTTTCCCCGGGGCGGCAAACTGCTCCTTCAGGGCCCAGGCGCCGACGCCGTGCCCCACCATGAGCATGCCGGCCTCCTTGAACCCGGCGGCCCGCTTCTGGGTGCGTGCCAGCGCCGCGATGGTGGCTCTCTGGCGGGCCAGTTGCTGGTTGGTGGCCGAAAGCTCGCGCTGCAGGCGCTGTTCTTCGACCGCCAGTCGATGGGTGGAAATCCCGGCCCGCGCCAGCGCGTCGCGAGAGCGATCCAGAGCCGCGCGGTGAAGTGCTTCTTCACGGGAAAGCCGCCCCACGGCCTCGGCCTGCCGCCTGAGCTGCGCCGTCAGCTTGGCAGAGGGGGCCTCGACTGCCTGATGGGCGGCCTGCAGTCGTTGCAGGGCGCGGCGCTGCTCGACCAGTCGGCGAGAGGTGTCGGTGAGGCGAGTTTCGAGCTGCCGGTGCTGACCGATGGCCTGCTGCTGGGCATCGAGGGCCCGCAGGCGCTCCTGAAGCCCGGCGATGGACTTCCCGGTAGCCCGGCTGCCGCTGGTGATGCTGCGAAGGCGCCCGCCCACCCGGTCCACCAGATCGAGCACGACTTGCAGGCGCAGGGAGTCAGCCACGGCGGCGCACCCGCGCCCGGACGGACGCGATCAGAGCACGAAGATCTGCAGGAAAACGCCCACGATCAGCAGCGCGGTGAGCACCAGCAGGAACCGGTCCCAGCGGCGCCGGGAGGCGGCCCGGGCCTCCGGGGATGGCGTCTGCGCGGCGGGTACTCCAGGCGGAGGCGGGAAGGCCCGCCTTGCAATCGGGCGCAAGAGCCCGTGCAGCACCGAGTGAAAGCCGACCAACAGCCCGATGGCGAGAAGGATCAGCAGGATGTCCATGAAGAGATCCTAGCACCGTCATTCCTGCCCATGTCGTTCCCGCGCCCGCTCCCGCCACGCCATCAGCTCCTCGAGGTCCATGCCATCCATCGCCGCGGGCGGCCAGTGGAACACCACGGCGATGTCCGCCATGGCGTCTTCTACGCGGCGGGGGAGAACTGCTCCCGGTCCGCCCTCTTCATGAAAAAAGCCAGCAGCTCCGTCCCGACGGCCACCAGATCGGCCAGCTCCATGGACTGCACGTCGTGAGTGGTGAGCGTGGGGCTGGTGATGCGCGGCAGTACGGTCTGCAGGGCACCCACGTCGAGACGGAGCAGGTCGGCGAGGGCAATGCCGCGCAGCTCGCCGGCGAGCGGCTTGCGCAGCACGAGCTGCTCGATCCGCTGCTCGCCGCGCACGATCGGGGTATCGAGGGTGATGGTGGCCTGCTGGGCCTGGGGGGAGTCGGTCTTGGACATCTTCATGCTGGGAGAGGGAGTTCAAGGATCAAAGGCCGATGGCCCGGCGCTGGGCGGCCAGGCGGTCCACGCCGCCCACCCGCTCTACCATGTTCACGAGGTCGATCTCGATCACGGCACTGCCGTTGATGCTGAGCTTGTAGTAGCTGCAGGCGGTCTTCACCTTGAACTCGGTGTCCTCGCCGGCCTTGGCGGCGCCAAACTCGATCTCGGAATGCCGGCCGCGCACCACGATCTCCACCGCGTCCACCTCGCCGGTGTCATCGCGCTGGTAGGCGCCGGCGAAGCGCAACTGCACGCCGTCGTGCCGGGTCACGCCGTACTGGGTGAGCACCGAGCGCATCAGCCCGCCGCAGGTCCATTCGAACTCGATGGCCTCCTGGCCATGGTCGATCTTCACCGGGCCGTTCATGCCACCGCCGCGGTAGTCCTCCATCTGGCGGGTGAGGGTGGGCAGGCTGGCCTCGACGATCTGGCCGAGGTAGCTCTCGCCGTCGTTGAACAGGTTCAGGTTCTTCAGCTTGCGGGGCAGGGCCATGGGCGTCTCCGGGGTCAGGCGGTGATGCGGCCGGCGAAGTCGGCCAGATAGCGGTCAGTGATGCGCTGGCGCAGCAGCAGGTTCTCCAGCGGCGGCACCGGGGTGTAGTCGTAGTCGATCACCAGGCGGCCGCCGGCGAGGGTGCTGCTGCTGTTGGCCTGTTCGTCGTACCAGGCATTGGCATCGATCAGGCAGCCCAGCGCCTTGAGCTCCCGGAACTTGGCGTTGATGCCCTCGAGGATGTCGCGCACCAGCGAGGGGTGCATCGGCTTGTCCACGGCCCAGGCCACGCCCTCGGCGATGGTGTCGGCCAGCACCTGGGCGGTGCGGACGGCGCTCTCGAAGGCGAACAGCGGGTCATCCGCGCAGGTGCGCGAGCCCCAGAAGCGGAAGCCCTGATGCTGCACCAAGGTGGTGATGTCATGGCTGTTGAGGTAGCCGGCGTCGGTGTCGGGGTCTTGCAGATCCCAGTGCACGTCACGGCTGATGCCGGTGACGCCCGCCACGGCCACGTTCGAGAGGGTCTTGTGCCATCCCTGTTCCTGATCGATGCGGGCGCGCAGGCCGGCCGCGCGGGCAGTGGCGAAGGCAGGAGCGGCGGTGCTGCCATTCCAGGCCAGGAAGTCGGGCCAGATCAGCATCAGCTCGCGCTCGGAGAAGTTCATGCGGTAGAGCGCGGCCTCTTCCTTGGTGGCACTCGGTCCGGCGCCGACGTAAGCCATGCCGCGCAGCTTCCGGGCCACCACGGCCAGCGCAGTGGCCACCGGCTGGGTGTCGATGCCCGGGGCAACCAGGATGCGCGGGGTGACGCCGACGCGGCTTTGCGCGGCCAGCAGGGCCTGCATGCCGGTGTACTGGCCGTCGCTCACGCCGCCGATGGCATTGGTGGTGGTGGCCGCCGTGTCGGCGCCCGCCTCGATGCGCACCACCACCACCACCGGGCTGCACTGGTCGGCGATGGCGCGCAGGGATGCGGCCAGGGTGCCCTGGGTGCCAGCCCGGCCAAGCGCCGACTGCACGTCGGTGATGAGCGCCGGCGTGTTGAGCGGGAAGGTGGCCGCATCGGCGTCGCCGGCATGGGCCACGAGGCCGATCACCGCCGTGGACACGGTACGGATGGGCCGCGCGGCCTCGTTCAGCTCGATGACGCGGACACCGTGGTGGTAGCTGGTGGGCATGGAGGGCTCCTTGGACTAGGCGGCGCGGACGCGCAGCGGGATGGTGAGGCGGGTGCGCTCGCTGGGGCGCGGTACGTCGGTGCGTTGGCCCTCGAGGTCGAGCAGGTAAGTGCCAGGCTCGGCCGTGGCCGAAAGCTGGATGCGGGAAAGGCGCAGCCGCGGCTCCCATCGCATCAGGGCGATGGCCGTGGCGCCATACAGACGCACCCGGGTGCCGCCGTTGGCTGGCTGGTCGATCAGCTCGGGCAGCAGCGAGCCGTAGTCGCGCCGCATCACGCGCGAGCCGATCGGCGTGGTGAGGATGTCCGCCACCGACTGCGCGAGATGGGCCTCTGCCCCCAGCCTCCGGGCGGTGCTGGACGAGAGCCCCGTCACTGCGGCGGCCCCGACGTGGCGCCACCGGCCTGCACGCCGGTGTGACGGTGATTCTTCAGGCTCTTGCCGCCGCCCATCACATCGGTCTGGGCGGTGAGTGTCTGGCTGACCGCGGCGTCGCCGTTGGTCTGGGTGTTCCCGTTGAACGTGCAATCGCCGTTCACGGTGAGCGGGCCGTTCACGGTGACGCCGCCATCGGCACTGATCTCGGCGGTGCCGCCGGCAGGCAGCCATGCACGCAGGGCGTGTGCGTCATGGTCGTACTCGAAGACGGCGCCATCGGGGTAGCGCGTGCGGTGCAGCACGGGCGCACTGGCGGGCGCCGGACAGGCCTGCGAGTACAGGCCGCGCAGCACGATGCCCTGGTGGGTGTCGCCCTCCGGGCAGAGCAGCAGCACCTGCTCGCCCACCGTGGGCGCCGACCACTCGATGGTGTCGCCGGCGCGCGGGGAGAGCCAGGGCAGGGGGGCCGTGAGGAGATCGCCGCTGCGAATCCGGCATCGGGCGGTGCCATGCTCCACCTCGGCCACGGTGCCGAGGCGGAGCAGGTTGCCGAGGCGGCGCTGAAGGTCGGCGAGCGCGTCCATGCCGGGCATGGTGGGCAGCCCCTGTCAGCGCCGCAGCTCGGCGGCGCTTGGATTGCCGGATTCCGCCTCAGTTCTTTTCGTTGCTGTTGTGGCTGAGGATGGGCTGCCCGGCCAGGGATCCGCAGAAGAAGCAGTCCGCGCTGTCCACGTCGAGATTCGCCACCGGCATTTCGGTCTCGACGAGCTCGATCGAGGTGATGGGCACCGGCTGCCCGTTCGCGCCGAAGAAGGCATCACCGGGGCGAAGCTCGGCCACCGTCAGCCAGCGCCACCGGCCGCCCCTCGAGACCAGCCAGACGTGCTCATAGGTGGCCCGCAGCCCGCCATTGATGAGGTAGTGGGCGTGATAGCGCCCGAGCATCACCGCCAGAACAGTCACCGGGACCGGCTCGCCGGGCTCGCCCACGGCCACGCTCCAGTCCTGCCAGCGCGGCGTCGATTCGGGCGGCATGCCAGGCCAGCGGTAGCCGAGTAGAACATCGCCGGGGCGCACTTCGTCGATGCGACGGCTGCCGCCGCCGGCCAGGCATACCGGGGTGTCACGGGCGACACAGCCACCCCCACCTCCGCCGCCGCCGGCGCTCACCGTTCCCTTCTTGGCGAACACCTGCCGCAGATCGAGGCCCGCGGCAGTGCGCAGGCCGACATCGGCCTCCAGCGTCGATCCGCCCGCGCTGCGCGGGTAGAACCAGTCGGAGAGATCCCGCCCATCGGCGCTGCGAAAGCCCACCTGTGCGGCCGGAGCAGCGCCACCGCGGGCGTGAAACACCTGCTCCAGATCCACCGCCCCGTAGTAGGTGGTGCCCTCGATGGTGAGGCCGTTCAGCGTGGCGCGCAGGCCAGTGGGCATGGATCAGCCTTCCGCGGGCGCCGCCGGCGGCGTTTCGGGCTCCGGGGAAAGCGCCGCCACCAAGGCATCAAAGTGCTGCTGCGCGAGCTGCTCGAATCCGGCGCGGGCGGACGGCGCCAGGGTGGCGGCGTAGTCGATCAGGGCCTGTCGGACGAAGGCGAGGGAGTCGTGGCATTTCATGGTCAGGGGGTCGGAGTGCTGGAGTTGATGGTGCGCTCGGACCAGAGCGCGTCGAAGGCACGCTTGATGATGAGCATCACGCCGCCGGAGCTCACTCCGTCGAGCGAGGCACCGGTCACCGGATCGGTGAGCCCCTCGCCGAAGGTGCGGTCGAGGATGTCGGCGAGCTGCACGCTCAGCACCTCGCCGGCGCCTCCGGCAAAGGGCTGCCACTGGCCGTTGACGAACAGATGTTCGCTGGTCTGGAAGGCGATCTGGCAGCTGTCGTCCGCCGGCGTCCAGAACAGATGAATGGCCGTGGCCAGGCGTTCGGCGATGATGCCGGGCGCGATTTCACGCTGGCGGGCATTGAGGGGCTCAGGCATGGACGGACTCCAGGGCGGTGAGACGGGCATCGAGGAGCTGGAGCCACGCGATCATCGGCGCGGCCAGCTGGTCATAGTCGAGGGTGGGAGGTTGGCCGTCGTGCTGGATGACAGGCTCAGGCAGAACGGGCGCTACGTCTTCGGCAATCAGGCCAAGGCGAGTGCGACCGTCATCGCAGATGTCGCGGCGGTAGCGGTAGCGCACCGGCCGCAGGGCCCGCAGGACATCCAGCCCCGGGGTCAGTGCCTCGATGTCGCGCTTGGTGTTCCGGGAGGAGAACACCTGGAACCCGCCGGCCGCCTGTATCTCGCGGTTGAAGTAGAAGCGCGCAGCCGGGCTGTTGACATCGCCCGTGACGATATCGAGCGCGTGAAAGCCTGCGTGGGTCCAGAGACCGGCCTTGCTATCGAGCGCCCACTGAAGTCCGGAAACCTCGGCGATCGTGTGCCCGTGGGCGATCGGCGGGAAGGCACTGGGCACGCCCGTGAGCTGCCCCCAGCCGATCCACAGGGCGCCCTGGTGCTGGGTAACGCCGGCCTGCGGGATCCGGGCCGGGTCGAACTGCCCGCTCGTGATGTCGGCCGCGGCATGGGTATGGCCCACATCAGCTTTCGAGGCGGGGTTGAAAGTCCCGGAGTGCCAGATCCTGTGGAGCACCGGGGAAAAGACAGCTCCCGCTGTGGTGGGATTATCGCCAGTGTCGAACCACCATGGCCCGCCGTCCCCGAAGGAGTTCATCAACAGCCCGCACGCACCGATGGATGCATGCGTTTTGGCATACATGAACTGGTTGCTGTCCCGGTCGTAATAAGCATTAAGCGCGAAAAGAGCTCTACCGTCGCTGCCAGAGCTCACCTGCGCCCAGTGACCGGCTTCGAATGCGAGACCGGGGCCATGCGCTCGTAAAGGCCCCGTGACCACATCCCCCGCCCGGCTGACCTTCCCGTCCAGCGCCGCCTGTAGACCGGAAACCTCGGCGATGGTGTGACCGTGGGCGATCGGCGGGAAGGCGCCGGGCACGCCCGTGAGCTGCCCCCAGCCGATCGACAGGGCGCCCTGGTGCTGGGTAACGCCGGCCTGCGGGATCCGGGCCGGGTCGAACTGCCCGCTCGTGATGTCGGCCGCGGCATGGGTATGGCTGGCCGGCGGGAAGGCGCCCGGCTTGTCGCTCACCTCCCCCCAGCTCGGCCATCGCAGGGCCGTGGCTGGCACGCCGCTGAGATCGCTCCAGGGGTGGCCGTGGGCGATCGGGGGGAAGGCGGCGGGGCGGTTGATGAGGTTGTTCCAGTCGCGGTACCAGCTGCCGTGCTGGCCGTCGAGCAGGTCAGCATCGAGGCCGCCTCCATGCCCCTCGTGGCGGAGAGCAGCGCTGCCCAGTCCGAGCAGGCTGCGGTGGTCGGCAGCCAGTCCCGCCGCCAGCAGGGTGCGGGAGAAGGACGTGGGCGCGCCAGCGCCGAGCCGCGCATCCAGCGCCGCCTTCATGCCGACCGGAGTGACGGCCCGGACGGAATCGCTGCCCGCCACCGTCTCGGCCGTGGTGGCCAGCTCGACCACGCCCTGCACTTCAGTGGTGGCCGGGGGGTTGATGAAGCTGGCGTCTCCGAAGGCCAGACTGGTGGCAGGCACTTCCACGAAGCGCACATCGACGGCCAGCAGCAGCATGGCCTGACTGCTCTTTTCGAGGATGACGCCGCTCTGCCCGTAGAGCGCGAACAGGGTGCCGTCCTGCAGGTACAGGCCGAATCCACGCAGGGCGTAGGTGTCTGGCCCGTCATCGCGCAGAGTGACGTGGATGGTGTCGTCGGCGACCACCGCGCCGGCGAAGGTGGGAAGCCGCTTGATCTCGCCCGGCAGTGCCGTATGCGTGGCCGCGGGGGTGAAAGCCTGCGGCGTCACGCCGATCGCCGTGATCTGCACGGGGAGAGTGCCGGTGTTGGCGGCGTTTACCAGTGCCGCGCGCCCGGCTTGAGTGACGGTGATCTGGAGTCCGCTCATCAGGAAATCCCGGGGTCGATGGCCATCAAGGGCAGGCGGCGGTAGATCGCAGGACGGGCCACGGCGGCGATGCCGATGGCGCCCAGCGCCTGCACGCCCTGGGTGAAGGTGAAGTGGCTGCGCACTGGCTTCGTGCGCGCCACTTCGGCGATCACGTCGTCCACGTACTGCGCCGTGGCCACTTCGCCGCCGGTGCCCATCAATGTCAGCACCATTTCGAAGGTGTGGGGCGGGCCAGGGGGATCGCGCTGGAACCACTCACGCAGCTGCACGGCGCCGCCGAAGGCCTGCACCACCTTGCGCACGCTTTCGGCCGTGCCTTTTCGACGCTGGATCTCGAAGGCAGCCCTCAAGCGCTGTCGCTTCACGCTCTCCGGCCAATAGGCCTTCCAGGCATCGATCGACAGCGCCCAGGCCAGCCAGGGAAGAAGGGGCGCCGGGCAGGTATCGGGATTCCAGAGCGCCCGCAGCGGCACGGGCACTTCAGCCATCCGCGCCGTGACCGACTCGATGGCCCGCTCGACAGGGCTGGCATTCGGCGGCAGCAGGCTATTCATCGGTGCCGCCGTAGCTGATCGAGATGCCCGTGCACCAAGTGGCCTGGGTGCGGCCAGCCACGATGTCGGCGGCGGGCGCGGAGAGCTCGACGCGCTGAACCCCCTCAGCATGCAGGGCGGCGAACAGGCCGGACCGGGTGACATCACGCCCCAGCCGGTGCGACTCGGTGATGTGGCGCTGGAGCCGCGCCTCGGCCTCGGCCAGCACCACGGTGGAGTCGGGCCCGGCGTAGGTGTAGAGCGTGGCCTCGACCGTGTAGGGCAGGATCTCGGCGGGCTGGACGGTGACGTGATCGGTCATCGGCCGCACGTGATCGGCCGACAGCACTGCGGCCACGCGGTCGAGCAGCGCCGCATCGGGAGTGCCGTCGCCGGCGCGGGCCAGGATCGAGACCACCACCTCGCCGGGCGCCGGGCTGGTGGCGCTGGCGTCCAGCACCGCCGGGTCGGCGCTGAGGGCGTGGTAGATGTAGGCCCCTTCGGGGCCGGCCACGGAGAAGCCTTCGGGCGCCAGCTGGATGCGCCGGCGGAAATCGGTATCGCTCTCCAGTGTGGGGGGAATACTCCGCGCCGGATCGCCGGGGTCGAGCACTTGCCGCGTGACGCCGAACAGGGCGCCAAGCTGGTCGAGATCGCTCCCGCCCGCATAGGCCAGCATGACGGCGCGGGCCGCATCGTTCACGCGCTGGCGTAGCAGCAGCTCGCGGTAGGCGCACACCTGGAGCAGCTTCACGAGGGGCTCGCTCTCCAGCGCCAGCGCCGGTGCCAGCGAAGGGTCGCGGGCGATCAGGTCTTCGCGCATGGCGGAAAAGATGGTCTCGAAGTCGAGGGCTTCGACCACGGACGGCGCGGGCAGGCGCGAGAGATCGACGGCGGTGAAGGTGCTGGACATCGCGTCCATGCTCAGGGAGGCCGTGCTGACTGAACATCCGGACGCAGGGCGGAATCCGGCAATCCAAGCGCCGGAGAGGGCGCAACCATTGCACCAAACGCCCGGGGCGGTTAAATCGGTCCCATGCCGACCATCCAGCGCCAGTTTCTCCTCACCGAAGCCAGGCCCTCTGGGCATCGCCGTCTCGCGATCTCCTTCGCCGATGGATTCCGGGCGGAGGTGGATCTTGGCCTGCTGATCCTCCGCTACCCGGCATTGTCCCGTCTGCGCCATCGGCGGGTTTTCGAGGATGTGGCGCTGGACGAGTGGCAGCGCGGCGTGGTGTTCGGCGATGATGACGCGCTGGCCCTTGCCAGCGACAACCTGCGGGCGCTGGCGGTCGAGCAGGCGGGAGGCTGCTCCCATGAGCAGCTGATGGCGTGGATGGACCGCCACGGCCTGACGCTCGACACCGCAGCCGAGGCGCTCGGCGTCAGCCGGCGGATGCTGGCCTACTACCGGAGCGGTGCGAAGCCCATCCCAAAAACGGTGGCGCTGGCCATGCTTGGCTGGGAGGTTGGCCAGAAGCCCCGGGCCGCCTGAGCCCCATCAGCCGCGCAGGTGCTCCAGCAGCAGATCGCGGATGCGCTCGATGTCCTGCCCGCTGAAGCCGAGCAGGCGGCGCGCCGGGTAGCGCACCTCCGGCCCCTTCGGACTCACGCGGTCGCGCTCGCCGTACTGGTGGACCCGGGCGATGCGGGCCGCTCTCCCGACAAACCGCACGCCCGCCACCGCAGCGTCGGCCTCGAGGCGCATGAAGCGAGCCGTGCGCAGCCGCAGGAACATCGCCTGCCGGCGACGCTTCAGGCGCCCCGGCTTGCGCCGTCCGGTCTCACGCCCAGCCGACTTCCGCGGCTCGAACGCGCTGCCATCGGGGTTGCGCTGCTCAGCGATGCGCCGGGCCTGCGAGCGCCGCAGCTCGATGGCGATGCGGCGGGCGAGGGCGCGGCGAGCGCCGGGCTCCATCCGCGCCAGTAGGTCGCCCGCCCACTGCTCGAGCCGGCTCAGGTCGTGGTCCACTCGGCCACCAGCTCGTCGCGCAGGTAGAGCTGCCAGTGCTCCCCGGGGGGCAGGTGCTCAGGGATGGGCTCGGGGTAGTGCTCCACGCGGTGCCCGCCCTCGGGGCGCCGATGCACGCCGACGCGCTCGGTCAGCGGCATCGCGATGGAGAGGTCCACGCGACCAGCATCGAGGAGGTCGGCCTCGAACCGGATGGCCTGCCGCTGCCCCGGGTTGTGCAGCAGTTCGGGCTGGTGCACCGCCAGCCAGGCGAGCAGCGGGACGATGACGGCATCAGGGTGCCCCGCGTAGTCGGTGATCAGCACGTTCAGGGTGTAGCGGTACTCGAAGGACAGGCCGGGAACGCCGGTGGCCACGATCTGCCCCTCATCGAGGTACACCTGAAGCCGGTCCGGGTCGCGCCGCAGTTCGGGAAGGGCGGCGGCAAGGTGCTCGCGCAGGTGCTGGGGCTTGATCACCGGGCGGCCTCCCGGGTGGTTCGCAGCCAGTCCTGCAGGGCGATCAGCTGCTCCCTGACTTCGTGGCAGGTGGCGTAGTTGCCTGCGACGGTGCCGGCGACGGTAGAGAGCGCAAGGCCGGGGGCGGGCGCATCAGGATCTCCGGCGGCTCCGGCAAGGGGCACGCCTTGCGCGGCGGCGTCGTGCACGCGCACAAAGCCGACAGGCACAGGGCAGCGAGTATCCGCGGCAGGGGTGACATGGGTCGGGATCTCCTGGGCAATGGCATGGTGCCGCTCGCGCACGGCCTGGACGCGATCGACGTACCGGGTGACCACGCGGGCGCTGAGGCGGGCGAACTCCAGCTCGCCGGCGAGACGCCCGGCCTCGTCGCGGGCTTCGGCGGCACGGGCCTCGGCGGCCTCGAGGGCCTGCCGGGCAAGATGCAGGCGCCAGGCCTGCCAGGCAGTCACGCCGAGACAGAGGGCGAGCAGCACGGAGAGCAGGCGCAGCATCATGGCGAGGCTCCGAGGATCTTCCTGGCCCGGTGCCAGCGCGCGAGGCGATCGGGCTGGCCGTGTAGTCCGCCGTTGATGCGGCGGGTGATGGCCTCGAACTGCCCGGCATCGGCCAGGGCATTGAGCCCCCTGGCTTCCCAGTAGGCGGCGGCCGAGCGGGCGGCGGGGCCGGGTTCGGTGAGCAGCTCGGGCCGGGCCTCAAGTGGCAGGCCGAGGCGTTGCCCGAACTCGCGGTAGTGGCTGCGGCCGGTGAGCTGGATCAGGCCGCGCCCGCGGTAGCGCCAGCCATCGCCGCTGCCTTCGGGGCCATTCCCGAGGCGCCCGCCGTAGACGCGCTCGGCGATTCGCTCCGGCTGGCGGGCGAACTGCCGGGCAAGCTCGTCGGTGGGGAAACGCGCCGGCCAGGTACGACGCAGGGCCTCCGGCCCGTAGGAGAGGTTCTCCTCGAGGTAGGCGAGGCTGCCCGATTCATGGCCCACCTGGGCGAGGAAGGCCGCGGCACGCACCGGGGTGTCGATGCCGAACTCGCGCATGGCCTCGGCAAGGGGGCCGGCCCAGCGCTCGGCACGGCCGACCGGGCAGGGCATCAGGCGGGCGAGCCGGGCGGCATCAAGCACCGACAGGTTCCTCATGGTGGCTGCCGGCCATCTCGGCCGGGATGTCGATGCCGTGAGAACGCAGCGCGACCTCCAGTTGCAGCACGCGCAGGCGAAGACGCGAGCTCTCTTCCATGGCCCTGAGCCGCCCCTTGATCTCCTCGACGATGCGGCGCTCGAGGTCGGCCTGCCGGGTTTCGAGGTGCTCGATGCGGGTCTTCAGCACCTCCATCAGCGCGATCTCGGCGTTGGCCTTGGCGATCACCAGATCATCGCTGGCCGCCGCCCGGCGCCGGCTCAGCCACCAGTCCACGACCTTCATGACGATGGCGCCTGCGATCGCCGAGCCGGCGACCGACCAGGGAGCGACAAGGGTGTTGGAAGGTTCGAGCATCGATCAGTCCCAAAGCTGGATGAGCGGCGGCCGCACGGGCAGGGCCTGCGAAGGGGAGGGCAGGGTGACGCGGGTGCCTTGGGGCAGGATGGGGCCGCGCTCGGCCAGCCCGGGGTTGAGCTCGAGTACCTGTTCGGTGACGCCGGCGGTGCGGCCGAGGTGGCGGTAGCAGAGGGCGTCGAGGGTGTCGCCCTGATGCGCGATCACCTGCATCAGATCAGCTCCACGGTGCTGTGCGTGCGCCCCAGCAGGTCGCGCAGCGCCCAGCGGGCATTGCGGCGCTGCTCGTCGATACTGGGGGTGAGGTCTTCGGCGCGACGCTGGCCGCTGGCGGTGGTGTCCACGTCGCGGTAGCGCTCGGTCAGGTCGGCTTTCACGGTGCTGTAGACGGCGCGCCGGTACAGCAGCACCAGGCGGCTGGTGCCGTCGAGGGTGCTGCTCGGCACCTCGGCGAGGGTCTCGTAGCCTGCCTCGAGCTGGCGCCCCTGCCAGTCTTCGAGCTGACGGTTGATGTCGATGAGGGCGTAGACGATGGCCTCGCGCAGGCGCTCCGGGGTGACCGAGGCATCCAGGCGCATGGCGGCCCGCAAGGCGGCAGGCTCGATGTCGGGGAAGAAGCCGTTGTTGATGACGGCGGGCTCGGCCGGCGCGGGCGGGAAGGGGTGGGCGATGAAGGCGCTCATGCTCTGGGTCCTGAAAACCGGCGGTGGGGGGCGGGCCCTGCGGGGAATCCCGTGGACCCGCCCCGCCGCCGGGCGCCGGGGGGGCGTCTGGGTCAGCCGGGGGGGCCGGCCTTCTTGAGCTCGCGTTCGAGCCGCTCGATCTCCTTCTTCACGCCGACACGCTCATGCAGGCGCAGGGCGCGACGGAAGTGCTCCAGGGCGCGGGCCGGCTGCTCGCCCTGCAGGGCGAGCCCCAGCGCCTTGTGGAGCTTGGCGCGGGCCTCGTCGGGCATGTCGCGCCCCTCGGTGAGGGCCGCGGCACGCTCCAGCACGCTGGCCGAGACCGCCTGGCCGGTGGTCAGTGCGGTAAGCGCCTGTTCGGCGATTTCCTCGGCGATGACAGTAGCGGTGTCGCGTTGGTACTGGTCGGGCAACGTCAGGCCGTGACGGAGGGCGTACTCGGCGATGGCAAGGGCGCCCTCGTGGTCGCCGGTGTCGATGCGCCAGACCATCACGGTCATGAGCACGTCGTCCTGCCGGCCACTGCCCCCTTCCAGCACGCCCTGCACCCAGGCCGCGTACTGCTGGAGCATCTGCCGCTTGGCCTCGATCTTGCGCTCGACGGACTGGATGGCCTTGAGGCGGCGCCGGTCCTCGGCCAGGGTGGCCAGCATCAGCTCGTAGGCGCTGGCATGGGCCGGTGGCAGGGAAGCGGCATCGGCCTCCGTGGCAGCCAGGGCCGCCACGGCGCGCTCGTAGTGGGTGCGTGCCAGCGAACGCATCACAGCAGCTCGATGTTCTCGACGAGGCAGCCGGCGCCGAAGTCTTCGACCACGTAGGCGTCGTTCGAGGACTCGTAGTTCTCGATGCGGTCGCGCTTCGGGTTGTCGATGATGGCTCGGCGGCGGGCGCCCTCCTGCCAGTAGATCGACAGGTTGTCGAGGCGGGTGATCAGCATGGCGTTGTCGGGGAAGTGCGGCACGCGCACGGCCGGCAGGCCGCCCATGCGCTTCTGGCTGACGATCAGGTCGGCGGCCAGCGTCTCGGTGGGCACGTGGTTGGCGTTCACCAACGGGAAGTACTTGTCGTGCAGCAGCTGGCGGCCGCAGATCACGACGAGCTCGGTGTCCTCGGCGTACCAGGGATCGATCAGGCTGCCCACGGCGTCGAACACCAGGGCGTCCAGGCTCTTGTAGTCGGCGGTGGCACCATCGCCCACCTTGATGGTGCCGCCGCCGGCACCCGTGGCGAGCACCCGCTGCGGGGCGCGCTCGCGGTAGTGCTGCAGCCAGCCCTTGTTGACGTCCTGCAGCAGCGGGTTGGTGGTGGGGTTCGAGGTGGCGGCGCGGCTGACGCCATGGAAGCCGATCAGGATGCGGTCGAGCGCCTGACGGCGCAGGATCGCGTCGCGAAGCCGCGTCTGGAAGTCGCGGAACTTCGCCCAGGCATCGAGCTTGCTGTAGGTGATGTGGGTGTCGCTGTTGGTCTGCTCGCAGCGGTAGCGCTGGGCGTCGAGGCTGCTGGGATCGCGGGTCTGGCGATCCTGCGAGCTGGTGTTGGTGATGCTGGCAATGGGGCTGCCGATGCCGAGGCCGAGTTTCTCGCCTTCCTGCTCGGTCACGCCGATGATGTTGATCCGCTGCAGGAAAGCGGAACTCTCCTGCATCTTGGTCTCCAGCGTCTGCTGGACGGACGGGTCCACCGAGAACTTCTCGGTGGCGGAGGGCACACCGTTGAGGCGGGCGACCTGCTCGAGGAAGGCGTTGAACTGGAGACGGGTGTCGTTGCGCATGGAAGGCTCCGGGGGTGAGCAGGTCAGCAGTCGGTGAGGACGGCACCGGCACCGCCGGTGGCGGTGGGGCGACGCGGGTGGGGGGCTTCGGTGTGGTCGAGGGCGTCGAGACGGGCCTCGACGGCATCGAGGGCGGCCTTGATCGCCGCGTACTCGGCAGCGCGGGAGGCCACCTCGGCATCCAGCTGCACGGAAAGGGTGGCAGCGGTGCCCGCAAGGGCCTCGACTGCCTCGGTGATCTCGGCGAAGCGGCGGTCATCGCTTTCGCCCCGGCGCGAGAACAGGTCGCGGATCCGGGAAAGCAGGGGCTCCGGCATGGCCGACTCGGCCTCGAATGCCAGCTGGACTTCGGTGGCGGCAGTGAAGAGGTTCTCCGGGCTCTGCTTGCGCCCGCTGAACGGACTGGCCTGCGGATTCTGGGCGGCGAAGGTCAGCACTTCGGTGCCCAGGCTGGCCGGCGAGTCGGTGATGGCGAGCCCCACGAGGTAGGCTTCGCCGCTCTTGGCGAAGTTGGTGTCCACCTCGGCCGAGGTGTAGATCTTCTGCCGCTCCTTGGTGAGCCGCACGAGGTCGGGCGTCGGGTCGATCTGGGCATAGAGCGCAAGGCGCTTCTGGCCGTCGATCTCGACCTCCCCGGCGCGCACGGCGGTCACGTCGCCATAGGCGCGGAAGGGGCTGTCAGGAACGATTCCGCGGAAATGCTCGAGCCAGACGCGGGCACCGTACTTGCCGCGGTCGTAGGTGCGGGCGATCTGCTCGATCCACTCGCGCTTGATGACGCGACCGTCGGTGGTGTCGCCCTCGACGAAGACGCGGAAGAACTTGGACTTGGTGGCCATGGTGCCTCGATGTGGCTGCGGGCGGGTCACGGGCGATGCTGGGAGGCCGCCATGGGGGCATCAACGCGCGAGGGCTTGGATAGCTGAAATCCAAGCGCTGCCGCCTGTACCGCCGGAGCGCAGCACCTAGGCTGCGGCGCATGTTCATCACCGCTCCCGAGATCGACCCACGCCGCGCCGCGCGGGCCCTGTACTGGCAGGGCTGGCGACTCGTGGACATCGCCTCCCATCTCGGCCTGACCGCCGACTGCGTGCAGAACTGGAAGCGCCGCGATGGATGGGACGCTTCGCCGGTGATCGAGCGGATCGAGTCCTCGCTCGAGGCGCGGCTGATCCAGCTGGTAGGCAAGGACCCGAAGACCGGCTCCGACTACAAGGAGATCGACCTCCTCGGGCGACAGATCGAGCGGCTGGCCAGGGTCAGGCGCTACCAGCAGCCCGGGGGCCATGAGGGCGACCTCAACCCGAACATCGAGCGCCGCAACGCCGGGCCGAAGCGACGGCCGAAGCGAAACGAGATGAGCGAGGAGCAGCAGCAGCGGCTGCTCGAGCTGTTCGAGGAATCGCTGTTCGACTACCAGCGGCTCTGGCGGCGTGCGGGACAGACCGAGCGCATCCGGAACATCCTGAAGTCGCGCCAGATCGGGGCCACCTGGTACTTCGCGCGTGAGGCCCTGGCCGACGCCATCGAGACCGGGCGGAACCAGATCTTCCTGAGCGCCAGCAAGGCCCAGGCCCACGTGTTCCGGCAGTACATGGTGCAGTTCGCCGCCGAGGCAGAGGTCGAGCTGAGCGGCGACCCCATCATCCTGCCGAACGGCGCACACCTCTACTTCCTCGGCACCAACGCCAGGACGGCGCAGAGCTACCACGGGAACCTGTACTTCGACGAGTACTTCTGGGTCTACCGGTTCCAGGAGCTCCGGAAGGTGGCGAGCGGCATGGCGATCCACAAGAAGTGGCGGCAGACCTACTTCTCGACGCCCTCGAGCATCACGCACGACGCCTACCCGTTCTGGACCGGCGCCCTGTACAACCGGGGGAGGCCGAAGGCTGAACGCATCGAGCTGGATGTCAGCCACGCCGCGCTCGCGCCGGGGCGGCGGTGCCCGGATGGGCAGTGGCGGCAGATCGTGACCGTGGAGGATGCCCAGCGCGGCGGCTGCGATCTGTTCGACCTCGAACAGCTGCGGCTCGAGTACAGCGCCGATGAGTGGGCGAACCTGCTGATGTGCCAGTTCGTCGATGACACTGCCTCGGTGTTCCCGCTCTCGGAGCTGCAGCGCTGCATGGTGGACAGCTGGGAGGCCTGGGAGGACTGGAAGCCCTTTGCGGCGCGCCCGTTCGGGTCGCGCCCGGTCTGGGTGGGCTATGACCCATCGCTGTCGGGAGACAGCGCCGGCTGCGCCGTGGTGGCGCCCCCCGCAGTGCCCGGCGGCAAGTTCCGGGTGCTCGAGAAGCACCAGTGGCGCGGCATGGACTTCGCCGCCCAGGCCGAGGCCATCCGGCAGGTCACGCAGCGCTATCAGGTGACCCACATCGCCATCGATGCCACCGGCATCGGGCAAGGCGTGCTGCAACTGGTTCGTCAGTTCTTCCCCGCGGTGCGGGCAATCAGCTACTCGCCGGAGGTGAAGAGCCGGCTGGTGCTCAAGGCGAAGGATGTGATCGGCAACGGCCGGCTGGAGTTCGACGCCGGCTGGACGGATCTGGCTCAGGCCTTCATGGCGATCCGCAAGACCACCACCGCCAGTGGCAGGCAGGTGACCTTCGAGGCCGGCCGCAGCGACGACATCGGCCACGCCGACCTTGCCTGGGCCGTGATGCACGCCCTCGACAACGAGCCGCTGGAAGGCGGCAACCCACGCAACAGCGGCCTGATGGAGATCTACTGATGAGCACCACTGCCATGCTCGGCATCGAGGCATTCACCTTCGGCGACCCCACGCCGGTACTCGACAGGCGCGAGCTGCTGGACTATGCCGAAAGCTGGTTCAACGGCCGCTGGTACGAACCGCCGGTCAGCCTCGATGGCCTGGCCAAATGCTTCCGCGCGAGCCCGCACCACTCCAGCGCCATCTACGTGAAGCGCAACATCCTCACCGCGGCCTTCGTCCCGCATCGTCTTCTCCCTCGCGAAGCCTTCGACCGCTGGGCACTGGAGTTCCTGGTCTTCGGCAACGCCTACCTCGAGCGGCGCGAGTCGGTCGGCCGCAAGACTGTCCGGCTGGAGCCTGCGCTGGCCAAGTACGTTCGGGCGGGGGAGGGCGGCCGGTACTTCTTCGTCCGCGGCTGGCAGGACGAGCACGAGTTCCGACGCGGGGCGCTGTTCCATCTGGCCGAGCCGGACATCCACCAGGAGATCTACGGCCTACCCGAGTACCTGAGCGCCCTGCAGTCGGCGCTCCTGAACGAAAGCGCCACGCTGTTCCGGCGCCGCTACTACCTGAACGGCAGCCACGCCGGCTTCATCCTCTACATGAGCGACCCGGCGCAGAAGGAGGAGGATATCGACGCCCTTCGCGAAGCCCTGCGCCGCTCGAAGGGCCCCGGCAACTTCCGCAACCTTTTCCTCTACAGCCCCAACGGCAAGAAAGACGGGGTGCAGGTGATCCCGATCAGCGAGGTGGCGGCCAAGGACGAGTTCCTCGGCATCAAGGACGCCAGCCGGGACGATGTGCTGGCCGCGCACCGGGTCCCCCCGCAGCTGCTCGGCATCGTGCCCAAGAACAGCGGCGGCTTCGGCGATGTCGAGAAGGCGAAGGCGGTGTTCATCGAGAACGAGATCCTTCCCCTGCAGGCCCGGTTCGCCGCCCTCAACGCCTGGATGGGGGAGGAGGTCGTCCGGTTCCTGCCACCGTCCGGCTTGCCCTGA